TACATCGCCTTTATTTGGCTTGTAACATAAGTCATGTGTATTTCCATGTCCATCATAAAGATAAGCAAATGTACCTCCATGCCATGTAGATTGATCGTCATCGGGCTCTGTGAGATAACAAACTGCACTTATTTTTTTAACAGTTTGGTCACTATGTCGATGTGCCTTTTGCCATCCGCCTTTGCGATACTCTACAGTCCACAATGCACATAACTCAGTTAGCTCTATATTTAAGCCTACTTCATCTATCTTGCTTTGTAAAAATGGCTTATACTTCCATTCGTTTAAGAATGCTTGCGGGTGTATATTCCATTGCTGTCCTCTATATGTGCTAGTTTGATCACTTACATCTTCACGTGTTTCGCTAGGAAATACTTTCTTGTCCCAATGGTATTCGAACTCTTCACTGTCTTCGTAGTGTGTTTCTATTATCCATTGATGTTCATTACCTAATAGATGTGTCTTCATAGATTTGACTCCTTTGCTACTTCTTTTACAACTTCAACATCTGCAGGATTCCTTTTGAAGCGTAGTGCCCAGTGTTGTGGCTCAATAACAGTATATACAAATCCTAATTGTTCATCTGTAAACTTGCCTAACATTTCTTTTCCTGACTTACAATTAAGTACAAGCCAAGGACTTACTTTCCCATCTTTTATATCTCTTGTTACCCTGTTTAGACTAGCATATCTAAAGTAATCATTCCAAGGTGCCTCAGCATCAGCGGCCCAATCCATCATTGTATTGATTGACCTCTCAATAGCTGTATCCATACTTTCTTTAAGTACTAGTTCTGTTGCATATTTCTCGTACAACTCATCACGACACCAGTGGTCAAGTTTGACTCTGGAAGTAACAACGTAATCGATATATTTCTCTGGGTAGAGCGGTCGTACATTGTTAACAAAACTGCCGAACTTAACAAAAGCGTTATAATAAGGACTTGCACAAAAGTCTTCATATGTTTTTTCTTTTTTTGTACCTGCACTTAATTTATAAAAACGTGTAAATGCATAGTATCCTGTTTGCACACGTTTTTCATCTTTCTGTAGTCTACGTCTTTTTTTCTCACACATATGTACTGCCAAGGTTTTTTCTCTAGTAAACGATGCTCCGCAGTATTCACATTTATAAGGTTTCTCTGTAGCCATCTTTCTAAATAACCCACTCGATTTCTTTTCCTGAGCTAAAAACTCTATCATATTCTTTTATCTCCTGCAACTTCTTATGTTCTTCAGTAGCCCATTGGATAGTGCTATTAGACACATGATATTTTAATTCTTCTTGTACAAACTTTAAATGTTCTAATGGTAAGGGATGATCTTCTATACGCCAAGTATTATCTTGTATATATTGCGGCCTTGTCTTGTCAACCTCTATACCTGGATAATAACATAGATCAGTTATTGTTTGTGTTTGCGGATATACCCATTGTTTATATGTATCAAGTATATTGCTTATTGTAGTATCTTCTAGTAGTAATTCATCTTCATATGGATTGTTAATATGTGTGCTAATAATTTTTGCACCTGTCTTTTCTAATCCAATTAATGTACTTGTAATAAGATTGCAATCCCTATAAACATAATGCGGTAGTTCTTCTATTTGTATATTGTCACTCCAGAAAAATATATTTCCTTTTGTTTGCCAACCATCTTTATTGTACTTGTCTTCTCTAAAAAAATTACTCCACATTATAATAATTGTATCATCTTTTGTAAAGTTCTTTTGGGCGTGTGTTTCCCAAATGCGATTAGCAATTAACTGATTACCACTTCCAATCTTACCACAGTTGTATCCATCTCTATCTTTTAGAAGAATGTCTGCCCATGTAGGATAATAGTACTTGGTATAACTACATCCATATGTAAACATTCTTCTCACAGTTTTAAATCCTCAATGCCATGTTCTTTGGCCCATTCTTTTATTTCTTTCTTTGTTGAAATTTGTGCTAGTAGTTCTACTTCATCTTGTTTCTTATTAGGATACATCTGCATCAGAAACTTTACTATTTTATTGTTATCGCTTGAACCTTTTTTCTTGTGTCCAATCCATTCGTGATATGCAATATTTTTTGTGTTTCCGCTCATACACAATAGTTGCCAAAGTAACTTTTTATGTTTCTGTAATGTAAAGAAATGCTTGTTGTAGTATTCATTTGTTTTGAATACAGCAAGTTCTTGTTTTTCTCTGTTACCTTTTACACTTGATACATATCTGTTTAACAGATAAAAACTTACTTGTTTCTTTTCTTCATCAGATAGCTCGTCCCATATGTTCATGGCACCCATATCAACTGCGGCCAATATATCTTTTATTGGTAATTTATTCATAGTATGCTACCGTATCGCTTTTATACACTTTTATATTATAGTTGATTTCTTTGAAAAAGTCAACCAGTTTATCGTTATATCTAGAACGTTTGTTTTCAAAAAGCACTACAGGCTTCCAATTCATAAGGGTATGCGTAGAGCCTTCTAGCACTTCTAGTTCCATTCCTTCTACATTAATTTTTATAAGGTCAACTTCCTTTAATTCAAAGCCGTCAAGAGTTCTCACTGATACACTGTATTGTCGTAATCCTGAAACATGTCTTACAATACTGCCATGCTTATTATTGTCATACCCATTATCGGGTATAGTCAATACACGTTCTTCTCTTTTGTTACCTAGTGCAAATGGAAACTTTTTGATTGTATTTGGTATCTTTAATATGCTTTCTGGATTAGGTTCAAAGGCATATACACGTTTGAATTTGTCTACAAAATCAATACATGTATCTCCGTCATGTGCTCCTATATCAATATAAGTACGGAAGTTTTTAACATATGGTATTGCCCAGTCATTTATTTTTTTTACGGTCATTTTTATAATTCCATAGATGAATATCTTGTTCAGTGTTTATTTCAACACCATTAAAATCTGTGTAGTAGCAACCTATGTCAATTCCATTTTTCAACCAACGTAGTTGTTCCAGGCTTTCAACAGTTTCTTCTATGAAAACATCTAAGTGTGGATACTTCGATAATGCATGATTTTTGTATCCATATATACCTAAATGCCAATCACCATAGCCCATCATTCCTCTTCCAAACCATAAACATTTATCCCCTGCTCGTATCATTTTAACTGAACTAGGCTTACTTTGTTCTTCTAAGTGCATGTATGAATAGAGTGTAGTAACATCAAATTTGTCAAGTCCTTTTACTACCTTTTCTATCATATCAGGTCTTATGTCTGGCATGTCTCCTTGCACATTGACATAGTTTCCATAATTTAAATCTTTTGCGGCAATAGCACATCTTTCAGTACCATTACTTGCTTCGTCTGTTAAAATAAAACTAGGAACTATTTCTGCTATTTCTAAACTGTCTGTAACAACATACGTGTCGTAGTCAGTTTGTATACATGCATCATATACTCTTTTTATAAGTGGTACTCCGTCAAGTTCTACTAACATTTTATCTGTCAGTCTTGAACTTTTTAATCTTGCTGGAATTAATATTGCTGTTCTCATTCGAATCTTTCTCTCACCATTCTTACAAACATCTTGACATTTTCTTCAGGTGTAGTTTTATGTATACCATGTCCGAGTCCACAGATCCATCCTGTAGTATCTACTGTTTGCATTGTATTAAGGAATTCTTCAATGTGTGATCTACATTGCTCCCTAGGAAGTAACATTAATTTTTCATCAAAGTTGCCTTGTATAAATCCATCTTTATATTTTTTAAATGTGTTTCTTATATCAACTGTGCTGTCTACACCAATACCTACCCAGCCCATTTTGTATAATGTAGGTAGACATCTTTTATTCAAATGTTGTGTGTAGTAGCCAGTATCGCTTTGAATTAAAGGTTGTAAAATATTTACGTAGTGTTTCTTGAAATAGCTTTCACTCATGTTAGCAACACCACTATCTAATATCATAACTTTTTCAGCACCTGCATCTAATTGTAAATTTATGTTACGTGACAATAAAGGTACAATAACTTCATTCAAATATTTTGTTTTCCATTGCAAGCTCATATTAGGTTGTTTACCTGTAGCATAATTTAATAGTGTCCAAGGGCCTCCTACAAAGCCTATCAAACTTTTACTAGGGTGTAATAATTGTCTTGTGGCTGTGACTGCTCTTGCCTGAAACTCCATATGCTTGACTGCCAGTTCAACGTTGCAATGATCTTTATAATTGTCTTCGTTAATATACCATTCAAATTTTGGCCCAGGATTAAATTCTAATGGCACACCTAAACCTTCTATAGGAAATAAAATATCACTAAACAATATTGCTATATCAAAATCAAATTGATCTATTGGTAACATTGCAGTCTTTGCCGCTAGGCTAGAAAGTTTACACATTTGTTCAAATGTCCATTTCTCTTTCATTTCCATATAGCCTTTTTGATATCTGCCTGCTTGGCGCATCATCCATATAGGTGGACATTTTTGTTTTATCTGATTACATGCATTTTCAAATTTCTCGTTCATACTGATATTTAACTATATTACTCACTACTTCCTCAAAATTATCTAAGTGTAACATATTAGGTCCGTCACTTGGTGCATTGTCTGGATCAGGGTGTACTTCTAAAAAGAAATTAGAAATTCCTAAAGCACTACCTGCACGACATAAGCCAGGAACGTAATTACGGTTACCGCCGCTACTAGTTCCGAGGCCGCCTGGTTTTTGTACGCTGTGTGTTGCATCAAGAACCACAGGCACAGAATAATTATCAAGCATATAGTCCAAGCCAGTAAAATCAACGACAAGAGTATTATATCCAAAACTTGTACCTCTCTCTGTAATCCATACTTCTTTTGCACCTTCTGTCTTTGACAGTATGCCTTTCATGTCCCAAGGTGCAAGGAACTGGCCTTTTTTTATATTGACTATTTTATCTGTAGCACAAGCCGCCTGTACAAGATCAGTTTGTCTACATAAAAATGCAGGTATTTGTAATACGTCTACAACTGCATTATAGAAAGTTGTAATGTGACTAATTTGTTCTACTGTATGAACGTCTGTAAGCATGTTACAGCCTAATGTGTTTTTTATAGTTGCAAAGTCATCTAGTGTTGCATTCAATCCTACACCTCGTTTACCTTGCATACTACTTCTATTTGCTTTATCAAAACTTGCTTTGAAAATATAATCTACATTATATTTGTCACAAATCTTTTTACATAGATCAGCAATTAACAAACTTTCTGTTAGTGTTTCATGTTGACATGGACCTGCAATAATTTTCAATGTGATCTCCTTCCATCAAATGTACATACGAAATAAAGTTCTTTGTCTTTTCCTTGATACATATTAGATTCTACTCTATGATGAACACCATCTTTAATAAGCACTACATCACCTGGCCCTACTTCCATAGGCACATCATCTAGATACATTGTACCTTTGCCTTTTATAAAAAAATAAACTTCTTCTTGACCTTCATGTTTGTGTCCTGATGTACTTTTACCAGGTTTCATTGTTGTGCTACTAAGTACTAAATTCTTTAGTGTTGTATTATCTTTGACAACATATCTTTCATCTTCTTTAGCAACTTCTCCACCTATATCATTTATATTCAATTTCATAATGGCTCCGGCATTGTAAATATTGCATTAATATTATCAGTGGTTGGTCGTCTTGCAAATGCTACCCACTTGATTACTTCTTCGTCTTTGTAACCTCTATCTTTTATAAATTCTTTAAAACTTGTTCCTGTTGTATATACATCATCACAAATTAGTACACGATGATTAGGATCATCTGTTGCATGAGCATTAAGGGCAAAACCTAAGTGTGCTCCTCCTCTTGGAATACCTACTGCATATCTAAATGGTTCTTTTTGATACTCCATTATCATTCTAGCAATGCATACCCATTCGTCCATAGTTATAGCATCACATTCTATTTTCCAAGTTAATGGTAAGCCTGCATGGCTAGTAAAATCGCCAATTTGAAATAGTTTCATTTTGTTTCCTTGATGTCGTCTTTTACTGTATAATACATTATCATTAATCTGTCTAATTGCTTTTTTATACTTGCATTACTTTCTGCAATCTGCATTACATTTTTCCATTCGTCATAACTTACAATTCCTAAGTGCCTTGCAGTTGCATCTGGATCACCACCAATTACCCATCTAGGTATTTTGTTATGTGGCGGATCACGATAACGAGCGAACACAACACCGTTGGCCCGCTCGTATATCAATGCTTGATTGGGTATTAATTTACCCAACTCATCTATGCCTTTTTCTTAGACTTAGTTGCCTTCTTCTTAGGCTTTACTTCGTCTTTAAGTACTAAAGCATCTACGCCAAACTTGCTCTTCAAATATGAAAGTAACAAGCCATAAGCTGGTAGGAACACAATCAGTCCAACTACAATTTTGGTTAGTGTATTGTTCTGTGCAACAATGTGCCAGTTCTCACCAATCCAAGTTAGGTTGCCTTCTGCGTCTGTAGAACCTGCAAATGCCACATAAAAGAATGAATATGTGTCAATGATGTTTGCGGCGATAGTTGAAATCGCTGGTGCCGCCCACCATGCATCTGAACGTTCTCTAATTGCTTGGAATACATATACGTCAAGCATTGTACCAATTGCATAAGCAGTACCAGATGCAAAACCTACTCTGTAAGCATGTTCATCACCTAGTGCTAATAGCACAAGTACCGAAGCAACAATGGCAGGAATAATAGCCATTGCTACAACAGCTCTACCTGCTTCTTTACCAACAAGTCTAACTGTTAAGTCTGTTGCTACAACAACGATTGGAAATGTAAACGCCGCCGCCGCTAATGGAAATGATCCAAACAAGGGCAACTCTGCACCTGGGAATAGATCAAATCTAATTGTTACTAGGTAATTACTAACTGCAATTACTAGTGTGTGTAGAATCACAAGATTCCTTACAAGCGTCTTGTCTACACCGTCTAAAAGTTTATTGAACATATGTTCTCCTATTATTTTTTCACTTTTGTTCCGACAGTTCTACGCACAATATCATTGTGGTTGAATTCTGCCCAATAAAGTTCAAAAGCAACTCCGTCTTCGAGTCCTTCGAACTGATGGATCTTACCAGGCTTAACTTGTGTAAAATCCCCTGCTTCCAAGATAGTTTCATCTACGAGACCATCTTGATCATCTTGCCAAACACGGACAAGCATCTTGCCCGATTCAACAAAGAATCCGTTCCATTTAAATTTATGTTCATGTTCGCTACATTTGAATCCAGCTTTGTATTCAATACGGTGAAACTCTAGTACACCGTTAGCGTGGATCAGTTCTGTCTGACCCCAAATCTTTCCTGCTTTCATTAGAACAATTCTCCATATTTGATTACTTCAGTCTGACGTGTTATATCCTTAATAAAGAACGCACACAATGGATCTTTTCCCTGTTCCATAGGAACACTTAACAGTTGTCCATTACGCATTTTGGGAAAGTACCATTTGACATCATTATAATAATTAATTACCTTAACTTCTCCGAACTCTGGCTTGAAGCTGGCAAGTGGATTAAACAAGAATGCTTCAAATCCTCTATCTCCTATACTTGTAAGTGGAAGTATTTCTAAATCATTTCCACTATCGCTACAGCCTACGGCAATGTGCCAATCAATTGGCATTTGAATTTCTGTGTCACCTATTTTTAAAACAACACCTGGTGAACTAAACGACTCTAAGAAAATTAAAGGTATATAAAAGAAATCAGGATTGTTTGAATCTGAATTATCTAATACGCTAAAGCGAATGTCTTCTTCAATTTGATCTGGTAAAGTGTTTAAATCTAGTGCTTCGTTTTCTAATGTTAGTATCTGCATATATTTAGTTCCAGTCTATTTTTTCTATTGTAAACGGGTACTCTGCTTCTTTGTAAAATTTCTTACGCTGAGTTAGATGTCGCTTCGCAAACTTACATGTTGATGTAAGATCCCATATCTGTACGAAGTCTTTATCTTTTGCCTTTCTAACGCCTCTGCCTATACTTTGAATAACTCTCACAAAGCTCTTTCCAGGCTCAATGAGAACAAGATTAAAAATACGAGGTATGTTAAGACCAACGGCGGCCACACCATATGTCGCAATAATAACTTTGTTATCTTCTTCTTTAATTTCGTCATAAGTTTCTTTTCTGTCTTTTACCTTTACACTACCACTTACAAATGTACTGTCTGGTATAAGTTCTGCTAACATTTCGCCTGCACTAATCCTATCTACTAAGATTAGAGTATTGCCTGATTTTGAAACCTTATGTAACAATTTAGAAAGATATTCAATACGTTCTTTATTTGTTACAAGATATTTTAATTCTGATTGATAATCACTGTGTACTTGTGTATCTATTAGTTGACAAATGTTAACATGACATTGTGATAGTACACCTTTGTCTTGTAATTCTTTTGCTGTAATATTACCTATAACAGGACCAAGACTAGCATGAATACTTTCAAATTCAAACTTTTCTTTTGGAATAGTACCTGTTAAGCCCCAACGAATAGGAGCATTGCGTAAGTTACGTGTCAACAAATTTTTAAGTACTTCTGCCTTTGCTTGATGTACTTCATCAATAATAATTGTGCTCACACCTTCTAAGAATTCAGCAAGTGATAATACTGCTGATCCGTCTTTGTTTTTCTTGTCAAGTATATTTAAACTTTGCCAAGTACAAATAGTGTGAGTCTTACCTAATTGTTTCCTATCACCAAAGTACACCCCCACGTCCAAGTTACAATTTATGTAGTCCTCTTCCGTTTGCTCGACGAGACTCTTATTGGGGACGATTACAAGGCTACGCCCGTAAACCTCGGTTAAGTGACTGAGTGTAGCAGTAGTGATAGTTTTACCTGCACCAGTAGCGATCTGTTGCAAGCTCTGTGGATTGTCAAGAAAGTTATTAATAGCTTCTACTTGATAGTCACGCAGAATAATTTCTTCTCCTTCAGCTGGATGTCCTTTTGGCCAACATACTCCTTGATCAGCCCAGTATCTTTCTGTTACGTGGGTAAACTGTAAATCAATAGGATGTCTTTTATCTACAATGTCAACAATTTCAACGCCTTGTTTATGAAGTATATCACTAACAATGTTAAGATGATTAACGTACCCTGTCCCGCCAATACCAAAGAAAGCAACCTTTCCGTCCCATCTACCCAACTTATATTGTGGCATGTATCTAGCATATGGCACTTCGAACTTGAGTGCATTGGCAAGTTTACGTCTGATATCAACTTCTAATCCTTCTAATTTGATATTAACTTCGTCTTCAATAATTAGTCTACAAGTCGGCACGTATATATTTCCTCTCGTTACGATCCCAAAGCCCGCCTGTTGCTATTTCATCATACACAATACGTAAATCAAACGACTCAAAATAGTCTGTTACATGATTATGCGTAAGTTTTGAACTGTCAAAAGATAGACTACAGTTCGCTATCCAATCTGCTTGCAATAGCGGCTTTGGCAACTTATTACTACTAATATACACTATTTTTGTATTCTTGTCAACCTTATTATTAAGTTTTTGATCTTTGACATAATCATTAAACGGATCCTGTCCGTCCTTTCTAAACAATACAGTCATTTCTTCGTTAGGAATAATATACTTTAGTGTGTTATGAATTTCAAATAATTGATCATGTGCTTGATTGTTATTAAGTGCAATAAGCATAGGCAATCTATTAACTTCAACTACTGCACTCATTAAATCATTCATAGGAACAGTTTTATTATTGATCAGAACAACTGCTTGTTTTCTTTTAATAATATTCTGTGCTACTGTGCTAAATTTTGAAATACTTTTATCTAAAAGTCCTTGATCAAATGCAACAAAGCCATACAAATGCCTACGTTCATAATACAAAGCAAGGTTGTCATCTTCAACTTGACCTATTGTACCTTTTAGATATTCTATTGCATTGTCTGGAATATTTTTTACTTTGTATCCATACACGCCAGGAACATACTTGTCTTTTTGATTTTCATATTCTAATAATTGATGATATGTATCTATAACTTCTTGATGAATACTAAACTTAGATTCAAACCTACTAGCAATATCAACTAAATTAAAAACATTTTGTGGTGTCAAAGGAAAGCAATGGACATTGTCTTTATACGAATGTGCTTTTATATTAATTTCATTAAGACGCCTTAACTCTTCAACCCTATCAATAACTTTCTTATTAAATGGAAATCTAATACCAAGTACATCTTCTTCTTTCCATCTTAATATCTTAATCCAGTGCGATCTATCTATTTCTCTTAATGGATATTTTAAGTTATCAACATAACTTTTTATATCTATGCTGTTCTCTTGCCACAGTCTAGCATATGTTAACAGTTTCTGTTTTACCAATGCAAACTGTCTATCAGTCATAGCAGTCTTTCTTGAAACTTGCTTATGTATGCTTCTTAGGATCGTTTTGTCGGCAGTTTCCATTTTACCTGATTCAACTAAAAAGGCAAGACAGTCTTCGCACGTGGCTGGATTCTCTATTTTCATATGTATATTATAACTTAAATTAACTTAGAAGTCAAGTGTTTTAGTGCAATTCCTTGAGATATTTCTTCAATTGTATACTCAGTATGTGCATAGTCGTTAAGCCATTGTGTCCTATCACAGTATAAAGGATCTTCTATTTGTTGTAAGTTTTGTAGAGCAACATCAAATGCTAAACTGCTTGGACCTGTAAATGCAGGCACGCCTTCTATTACACTATGTATTGCTGGATTACTTGACCAACTTACAGTAGCCCATACATTATCAAAGCCCATATCAAAATCGTCATATGTACCTTTTATTTGATGAGGTTCCTGTCTTTCTACGTGTCTTAGTCCACGTTCTATGTGTTCTAATCTACAGCGAGGGTGTGGTCTAAATAGTATAGGTCTGTCTGTTACTTTGCGTATTTGATCGTAGGTATCTAAGAACCAGTTGCTCATACGTGGCATTCCTTGCCACTGTAAACTTTTATCGTGTTGTCCACATATAAGAATATATTTGCCTTCAGTGCGCCAAGGTTTAACAACCAAGCCTAGTTGTTTGGCTCTATCACTATTATGCCCAGTTGGTCCAAAGTATGCATCACGGTTTATTCCATTAAGTGCGACTTTCCACGTCGTACCCCTTTTGATGCCTCCAACCTCGAGTACAATACAGGGTCTTTCTTCTCTTTGGCACGTTTCCCAGATAGCCTGGTTTCCAGCCATACGACCGTTGAAAAGTACGCTCCAAATAACATCAATACCATCATTAGAATCAACGACGACATCATGCCCAAGAGCATTAGCCCCAGTGTGAAAGGCATCAAAAACAGGGCTAGAATTAAGTGCGCCATACTTTCTCCTTAGATTAAATTTCATTCCAATATGCTTCGTTACGATTACCCATTAAGTCTTTACGTTTGCTATGACCATCGTCTTTGCGAGCGCCTTTCATGTGATCAATCCATTTGCCTAGATCACTGTTAATTAGTGGGTGTCCTCCGCCACCTGTCTTTGCGGTGTTTACATATATATGTTCACTGTAGTCATACACGTTGGCATCTATATTTTTCATTAAATTTAGAATGTGTCCAAACACATAACTATCATGCCATTCTTCTAATTCAAAAATTCCATTTTCTGCATCTTCATAAAATCTTTCAAACTCTTTTAAGAATTGTATACACATAGGATGATTCATGTTCATTCCATAGAATCCGCACTCTGGCCAAGTTTGTGAACCTTTGCCTCTACCAACATATGTAAGCCATTTGTCATTTGGTAACAATTTAGCAAATTGTTCGTAACTCCAATTACTGTGTACAAATGTATCAGCGTCCATCCATACTACCCAGTCTTTATGATTTGCACACGCATCAAATACTGCATAAGTTTTATTTGCAAAACGTATTGCGTCCCATTTAAATTTTTTATGCCAGTCTCTAGGACGTCTTGCCTTAATTGCATCTGGTGGAATACCGTTAGCTTTATCTACATTACCCCAACGTGCTTTGAAAGCATTTAGTTTTGGTAAAACTTGTTTTGCATCTAGTATCTGTATATTTTCCTCACTAGGATTATCTGGCATACAATCTTCTGCATATACAATTAATTTTATACTAGGATCTACCCTATCAGCAAAACTATCTAAGAAACGTTGTCCATACTTGTCTAGTCCTTCTTGATGAAAGGTTGTTAATACTGTTATCTCCATGCCCACTCCCTCATATGTCTCCAACACTCTCCTGTTCGAACTTCATCTAATTTCCAGTGAAACATTGAAAGTCTACGTAGCCAGGCTTCTCTGTCAAAATCATAACTTGGACTTTCTATCTTTTTTATATCTCTATTTGCTACTTCTGCTGATTGACTTCTGTTAGGATCTAAAACAAATATAGGAACTCCTTCTATTGCCGCTACTACTGCCGGACTACTATTATAACTAATTACACAATAAGCATCGTGTAAGTCTTTAAGCAATGTGCTTGTAGGTGAGCTTATATCAACTTTATGACCTATTGCACGTAATTGTTGAATGTGTTTGTGAATTTTTTTATCACCTGGATGAAACCTAACTAAAATTTTTCTATCGGTATATCTTCTTAGATCTTGAAGTAAAACATGTAGCCAATTAATTACAGATAAGCCGTCCATACTCCAGCCCATGTCTCTTTGGCATGTAACTAAAATATAGTCACCATGTTTCTTAAAAGGTTTTAGAACAAGGTTTAAATCATCACGTAAGTTAGCCCAACGTTGTGGCAATATTTTACTATCACAATATTCTCCTGTATTAGGAAAAATGCCATCGTAACTATAACGCAAATATGTTTTTGTATTTCCAGGATCATATGCTAAGAATAAATTACTATCAGCAATAATCGTTCTGCGTCCAATTTCTTTTTGTCCGTCTAATACTGCACGTCTTAAATTTAAGTGTGGTACATGTTTACTTTGTGGATGTACAAATCCTTGTAACACAGCAACATCTGATGGTTCGTATGTGTTTGATGTAATAATCATTCCTTTGTCTCCAGAGTTTTGAACTCCTTGTACAAAGTATTGTAATAGTTTAGGTTTCTCAGGATTTTTATTTCCTGGAGGAATAGCATTCATATATGCATTTACTTTAAAAGGATTAGTCATATAACTGCATCTCCTCAATCATCCTTAGTGCGGCACCACTGTTAATTTCATCTAAATTATATTGGCAATATGCAAGATAATTTAACACGTTCATAAACTTATTTTCATCTGGGTATACTGCTTCTTCTATTTTACTAAGATCTTTACTTACTACACTATCTACACAACTAGGAGCAGTAGTAAATGCTGGAATACCATAATGTAAGGCTTCAAGTGCCGCCATACTTTGGTATGTTACTACAGCATAAATTTGATCTCTTGCACATTGACCTGCTACGCTATTTTCTTTAATTCTATCTGGCCGTAAGCCTTTTTCCCTAATAATTATTTTTCTGTCTGTGTGTTTTTTTAGTTCTGCTATTGTTTCTTTCAGCCAAGTATCTTTATCTAAGTTATAAAATTGACAGGGTTTTTCACTAGGTGTAACAAGTAAAATAGGACCTGCTTGTTTTGGCTTTTTGCCGTAGTAAGTCATGTACGGAGCAAATTGACATAGTCCCATAAATCGATCGTTTGGCATATTAGGTTTAATTTTTGTGTGTTGTATATTATTTTTTACAACTCTATAAAAGTGTTTCTTTTTCATTAAGTTACCCATATAGCCATTATCAATATAGTAAAATGGTCTACCTGTTTCCCAACATTTCCAAATCTCTTTACGCTTAGTCATACTACGAAATGCAATAGGAATATCAACAGGCCAAGGGCTTTCGTGTAGCTTACTTGAAATTTCTTTTCTATCAATAACTAATGCGTTAGTACCATGTTGCCAATGCTTCATAATTTCGTCATCAGCATTTAGCATTAACATAGTTGGGCGTACTGTATCGTCTTTCTTTTTGACGTACCTTTCCATATATTATACCTCGTCTTCCATCATGTTATACAATTCTGTCTTCCATTCGGCATGGAATTCACAGTCCCTATAATTTTCAAACCAAGGTCCACCTTCTGTATAATGGATAAGTTTTGGTTTGTCAATATCGTTATATACACCTACAAGATAATTCCATGTATGGTCTATACTTCCAATTTCTTCATCTTTCAACCAACTAAAGCGATGCATGTAAGCACCATTTAGTTTTTCATCGTTTACAAAGTCTTTTGTTACAACTTTGTTACTAGGATGACCACAGTTCCATAATACCATGGAACTCCAATTTTTACGTGGGTAAATTGTTTGTTTCTGACCATCCATTTTAGTATCTTCTGTGACTTTGTAATCATGTTGCACACACATTATAGCATACTTGTCATCTGCTTGGTCAAATAGTTCTTTTATATCTGTTGTTAGTATCATATCACTATCCATGAACACAGCCCAACCTTCATAGTTTGTAAGTTCCGGAATAAGGAAACGTGTAAAAGTAAATTCTGTTGATGCTAATTTATCAATAGGTCTTGAATACCAACCAGTGTCTCTTAGCTCTTGTTGTTTTAATGGACGTACATCTACGTCTTTGTTCCTTGCAATAATACTGTGCTTACATACTTGGTATGCAATATCTTCTCTTGTGTCATAACCTATGAATACTTTCATGGATCCCACCTTTCTATATCATCTTCTCTCAATCTATCTGTTTCACCTTTCCACACTTCTACAATGTGTGCAGGTTTATCGCTGTCGTTACATCCTTGATGCCAAACGTTTGCTGGTATATCGACAGGATTACTAGGATGTAGATTCCAAACACCGCAACCATCAAATGGATCACCTGAGCCAGCTTTCATTTTGACATGTGCTTTACCACTTACAATATTCCAAGTTTCGCTACGATGTTCATGACGTTGCATACTTAGTTTACTTTGCGGAGCAATGACAAGTTCTTTTACTTGAAATCCTTCTCCTTGATATAGCTCTCTATAGTGTCCCCATTCTCTTTCAACTTTAGGTGCCTTCCAATCCTTTAGTATCCAACTACTAGAATTTTTCTTATCTTCTCCACCTACGCCAAAAACAAATTTTACATAATGAGTATCCCCATATGTTTGCATTTCAGGTATGTTTTCATCTGTCCTATCGCCGCCATTAGCAAAAATAATTCTAGAACCACTTTTTGTAGCAAGTGTTTTATATATTGCTCCACATGCTGTATCATCTGCATCATCAAAACTAATAACTTCGTCTACAACGCTAAGACCTTTTATTATTTCTATGCGTTCGTGAAAGGGCATAAATGGTTTACCTTTTTTGCGTATAAGCCATTCATCACTGTTTAGTCCTACAATAAGTTTGTCACCTAATTGTTTTGCCGCTTTGAAATAAGCAAGATGTCCTGAATGTAAGGGATCGAATCCACCTGTAACTAATACTACGTCCATACTGATATTTATGTACGCAGTTATTTACTAGTTGTTGATTTGATACCTTGTACTTTTGTAAAGTAAGGTTTGTATGCTCGTAACCATGGGCATAATTGTTTGCACATTATAGCATCATTAGGCCACCAACCAACTACGTCTTGTAATTCACAAACTTCTTTGGCCGCTTCAGGCTTAATAATGTATGCACTGTGTCCTGGTAACCCTTGTGGTATACTTTCATCTGCTACCCAAGGAACTTCTTGTTCACCTGAATCATCTAATTTATTGTATAACTTCCAATTAAAGGTAGCGTGATCAGGATTGTTGATACTAATAGCACCGCCTTCAAAATCAAATGTCTTAAACTGTCTTGTAAAGATTGCATCATGTTCGAGCACCATAATAGGTTGGTTAAGTTCTATTGCTTTCTGCCAAAGTCTATAATGACTGCCAGCGGCCGCAATACGCTTTGTCATATCATATGTTTTGTATGCTTTAAGAGTCATGCCTGTGTTAGGACATTGTTTCTTTTTTGTATATGGCCACTTCCAATTAACTTCCCACATGTTCTCCGGAGTAATAGCATCAAACTTTTGTACATCAATCCAGCTCTTTGTATCTATTATACTTTGTATACAACGGTCTGCATGTAGTTGACTATCCTCATGGCCTGGGATTGCAATTATAAATGCCTGCATTACTTTACAACTTTCAATATATAACTGTCTTGTTTTTTCTTGCTTATCCAATCGTGATGTGTGACAGTATATCTATTAATAGACTCTAATAACTTATTCCATTTGTCAGATGTAAAATCATTCGCATGACTTTTAATCCAAGGATGATTCATTTTAACTTTATCTAAATTCCAAACATCTTCTATATAATAGGTGTCTGTAAATTCAATTAAGTTTTCGAAAGTTAGACGTTGAGCTTCTGGAGTATGTAACCCGTCATCGATTATAAAATCAAACTTTTGTCCTAGTGCTTTAAAGTGTGCATTACATTCAGCTGAAGTACTATCTAGTTTAGCATATTTTACTCTTACATTGTTCAGCATTGGAAGAGCTTCAGGAGCAACTCTTTCAAACGTATCAATTGTATAGATATTTGCATTTGTAAAATATTCTAACCATACATTGATGCTTTCACCTCTAAATGTTCCAACTTCTAAAATATTAATTTGCTTTTGACGAAGTTGTTCAAAATCTGCTTCATATAATTCGCTATAGCTATGCCATATTTTTTCACAGCCATATTTTTTGAATAGTTGTTCCATTATCATAGTTGCACCTCAAATTGATCATCATGAAAATTGTTTAGTGTGTAACCTGTGTTATCTATAAATTTATTAACAGCATCTCTTACGCCTGGCTTTTTAGGTCCATAGTCGTCGCCAAACAATAGCCCACCGGGTTTGATCAT